TGTTTCATTGCAGCAACTAATTGATTGCATTGGCGTTAGGCCTGAAGGCATGACGCTTGACCGCATTGATCCTCTTGGCCACTATGAGCCAGGCAATGTGCGATGGGCCACAATGGCGCAACAAAACGCAAATCGTCTGCCCCGTGGCTACTGGCAAAAGCAAAATCAAATGGCGGCTTAAATGCAAGTTCCAATCCTCTCCGGCATCTACGCTGACAACACGCCAGAACTGCGCACCTCCTACCCTGTAAACATGGTTCCGGTGCCAAAGGCATCTGGCATCAGCAATGGCTTTCTGCGTCCTGGCGACGGCATCGTGGCCAACGGCACAGGTCCAGGCGTGGACCGTGGCGGCATCAACTGGAACGGCGTCTGCTATCGTGTCATGGGCACCAAGCTGGTGACCGTGGCCAGCAATGGCACTGTGACCGTGCTGGGCGATGTTGGTGGGCCAACCACCGAGTTGGTGACGATGGATTACAGCTTCGATGTGCTGGCCATTGCGTCCGGTGGCCGCCTTTACTACTGGATTCCAGTCAACACCACAGCAACATCTGTTTGGAACCCGACAGCTCCCATTTTGCGGCAAGTCACAGACCCAGACCTTGGCGTGGTGCTTGATGTGGTATGGGTGGATGGCTTCTTCATGACCACCGACGGTGCCAATTTGGTCGTCACTGAGCTGTCAGACCCGATGCAGGTCAACCCGCTGAAGTACGGCAGCTCCGAGGTTGATCCAGACCCTGTGGTTGCGCTAATCAAGCTGCGCAACGAGGTCTATGCCCTCAATAGCAACACGCAAGAGGTGTTTGACAACGTGGGCGGCGCACTATTTCCTTTTCAGCGGATTGACGGCGCACAAGTTCAAAAAGGTGTGATTGGCACGCACGCTTGCTGCACCTATCTGGAGCGCATCGCATTCTTGGGCGGTGGCCGCAACGAAGCGCCAGGCATTTATCTTGGCGCAGCAGCAACCACCCAGAAAATCAGCACGCAGGAGATTGACAACCTGCTCCTGCAATACACCGAGGCGCAACTGGTCAAGGTCAAGCTGGAGGCACGCAACGACAAGGCACACCAGCACCTCTACGTCCACCTACCAGACCGCACGGTGGTCTACGATGCCTCGGCCAGCGAGGCGCTCGAGCAGCCCGTCTGGTTCACGCTCACCACGGCTGTGGTCGGCTTCAGCCAGTACCGCGCACGCAATCTGGTCTGGGTCTACGACAAGTGGCTGGTCGGCGATCCGCAAAGCAGCAACATCGGCTATCTGGTGCAGGACACCGGCCACCACTGGGGACAGCAGGTGCGCTGGGAGTTCGGCACGCTGATCGTCTACAACGAGGGCAATGGCGCGATCTTTAACCGCCTAGAACTGGTCGCACTGACCGGCAGCGTGGCGCTGGGCAAGAACCCGCAGATCAGCACCAGCTACAGCGTCAACGGCCTGTCCTGGAGCCAGGACCGCAGCATTGCCGTGGGCACCATTGGCAGCACCGCCAAGCGCCTGGCTTGGTTCCAGCAGGGACACATGCGCAACTGGCGCATCCAGCGCTTCCGTGGCGACAGCGATGCCCATGTGTCGTTTGCCCGTCTTGAGGCCCAGATTGAGGCGTTGGCGTACTGATGGCCACCGCACCCGTCTCCCGCAGGCTGAACCTGACCCGCGACCAGCTCGCGCAGTTTCTGACCGACCAGCAGCAGATCAGGCAGTTCGAGCTGCTGTTTGCTGCTGTGGACGAGCTGCAGGTCATTGTTGGCACCGACTTCGAGTACCAGGCCGACACAGCGGCGGCCACGGCCAACGAGGCGCTGGCCCAGATTGCAGCACTGGCACAGGACACGGCGGTCGATGATGCGGTGCTGAATGCCAAGGTCCAGCAGGCATTGGATGCCATTCCCAGGCTGGCCCAGGTGCTGAATCTGCTGGCTCTTGCGCCTGTTGAGCAGAACAACAACTCGGTGGCAACCGACTACATTGACTTCAGCACCACTGCGCCTGCGCCGGCCATCAAGGTTGGCCGACTGCACTGGAATGGCGGCTACACGCTCAATCTTGAGATGACGCCAAACGTCAACCAGTCCATTGGCGAGTCGCAGTACTACTACATCAAGGCCTCGGCCAACATTGCCAAAGGGCAACTGGTGATGTTCGACGGGTCTGTCGGCTCCTCTGGCGTGCTCAAAGGTAAGCCATCGACCGGCTTGACAAATGGCCAGCTTGTCATGGGTGTGGCTGCCGAGGCCATCGCAAACAACGACTTCGGCTTGGTCTCCAGCTTTGGGCTGGTGCGAGGATTCAACACCACAGGCACGCCTTATGGCGAAGTCTGGGCAGATGGCGACATCCTGTACTACAACCCATCGTTTGCTGGTGGCCTGACCAAAAATCTGCCACAAGCGCCCACGCCTCATGTGGTGGTGGCTGCGGTGGTCAATGCTGGGTCTGGAGGATCTGGCTCCGTATTTGTCAGGGTTCAAGCTGAGCCGCTGGTCGGCCAACTTTCAGACGTCTACGCTCCAGCACCTTCCACAAACGACGTTCTTCTTTACGATGGCGTCCAGCAACGCTGGGAAAGTGGACCATTGACGGCTGCTGCCTTGCCTGCGTTTGTCAAATCTAACTTGGTGCTCACATGGCTTTCGATGTAATCACCCCAACCAAGCTGGGCCAGGCTGCGATCACCACTGGCGTGACCACGCTTTACACGGTCCCAGCCAGCACCCGCACGCTGCTCAAAGAGTTGAGCATTGCCAACACGACGGCAGCGGCCATCAATGTGCGAGTGTTTCTGGTGCCTTCTGCTGGCACGGCAGGCACGACAAACGCATTCCTTTACGATGTGTCTGTCCCAGCCAACAACGCACTGCAGTACAACGGCGTGCAGGTGATGAACGCAGCAGAAACCATCCAAGTTCAAGCAGCATCGACAGGCCTGACAATCACGGCCAGCGGTGCCGAAGCCACATAAGGAGCATGACATGACCGTAACCATCAAGGTGCTGATCCCTGCCAAGCAGGCCGAGAACAGCCAGACCACTCAGTACACGGCGGTGAACTGCAAGACCATCATCGACAAATTCACGGCCACCAACACCAGCGCAGGCAATGTGACCATCAGCGTCAATTTGGTGATAAGTGGTGGCAGCGCAGGCGCGAGCAACCTGATTGTGGACACCCGTGCCATCGCACCAGACGAGACCTACACTTTCCCCGGACTGGTTGGGCAGGCCTTGGAGCCTGGCGGCTTCATCTCCACCATTGCAAGCGCAGCCACATCGTTGACAATCCGCGCAAATGGCCGCGAGATCACCTGATAGGAGTAAGACATGGACTACGCAAAGATGCCGAAGATGATGATTTCTGGGTTTGGTGGCATTCCCTATGAGGAAGAGTTCCTGACCACAGCCGAGAACAAAAAGAACACCCAGGTCGCCATCGACGACTGGATGCTCGGTCCCGAGAACCCCAGCAACGAGCCGACCGCGAACAAGACTTTCTGGGTTGCCGTCGGCAAGGCCATGCAGTGCGACGAGAAAGAGGCCCGTCGGCGGCGCTGCTCGAACTGCGAGTACTACGACAACTCGGTCGAGATGCAGCTCAAGATGGAGCGTATCCCGCGCAACGAGTGGGACACGGATGCAGGCTTTAGGGGCTACTGCGAGAAGCTGGAGTTCATTTGCCACGACCTGCGCGTCTGCCAGGCCTGGGAAGAGCGCGAAGACGAAGAAGATTGACGGGATGTCGAAATGTGGGAAAATGCAGTCGCTGAGCCTATCGAGCCGCCAGCAGCTCACCCTGAAGAGGAGCTGCGCATGACTGGTGTCGATTGGCTGAAGGAGAACCTGCAAAGGTCTCTCGCGCTTCCTGCGCCAGCCGTCGAGTGGCTGCTTATGCTCTATGGTGCCATCCAGGTCTTTGACGATGTGGCCGACGGTGATCAAGTCGAGCGCGAAGACCTCAATGCGGTGATCTGGAACAGCCTGGTGGGCATGGGCCAGAACGCATTCTGGCAGGCAAACGCACCCACACTCTCTCCCATCGTTGCCTCAATGGTCCTCAAATGGCAGGCATCTGACCAGGCCGAGCGAGCAGGCAAAGCCGATGCGCGATCATTCGTCTGGCGTGCAGGATACTATGACGTTGTGCTGATCGCTGTGGCGCTGTGCCACGGCACTCAGCGAGCTACAGAAGCGGCGTCTCAAGTCATGGAACTGTATGGCGAGACGCTCGAAGACTACATGAAGGAGTTCAGCCATGCCTGATCCAGTAACTGGCTTAATCGTTGGAGGCTCTCAACTGATCGGCGGCATGATGCAGGCCGATGCAGCAAGCGAGGCCGCAGGTATTCAAGCAGGCGCAGCAGAGGCTGGCGTAGCAGAGCAGCGCAGGCAGTTCGATGCCTTGCAAGCCTTGCTCAAGCCTTACACCGAGGCAGGTCTACCTGCGCTCCAGCAACAGCAGGCCTTGCTTGGCCTACAAGGTCCAGAGGCAGAGCAGGCAGCCATTGAGCGCATCCGAGGTGGTGAGACTTTCCAAGCACTAACCCAGCAAGGCGAGGAAGCCCTGCTGCAGCGTGCTTCGGCCACTGGTGGGCTGCGTGGTGGCAACATCCAGGCCGCGCTGAGCGAGTTCCGGCCACAGCTTCTGTCCAGCCTCATTGAGCAGCAATACGGACGCCTGGGCGGCATGACGCAATTGGGCCAGCGTTCTGCTGCAGGTGTCGGCGCTGCTGGCATGGAGACTGGCACAAATGTGGCCAACTTGCTGGCCCAGCAGGGCGCGGCCCGTGCTGGTGGCGAGCTGGCCGAGGCCAAGGCGTTTAGCGGCCTGTTCAACTTGCCCGCTCAGATTCTTGGCTTCCAGTACGGTGCAGGCGGCAAGGCTGGCATGGGCTTCGGTTTTTAAGGAATAGAGCATGGCCACCATCAATCCATTCCAAGCCCCGATCAACTACGCAGTCGATGTGCAAAGCCCGTTTGAGGCTGCACTCGGTGGCTTCAAACTTGGCGCTGGCCTAGAAGAAATTAATGCAGCAAGGCAGAAGCGTGCCTTTGAGATGCAGCAACTGCAAGCAGCCCAAGCACAGCAGCAACAGTATCAAGCCGGCCTGAATGCCTTCTTCGCAAAGCCACCTGCCGAGCGCAGGATCGAGGAACTGCAGCCACTGTTGGTCGGCGCAAACAAGCAGCAGTTTGATGCCTTGAAGTTGATCGGCGAGAACATGGGCGCTGAGAAGCTGGCTTCGTCAAAGCGTTTCACTTCGCAGGTGCTGCTGGCCCTTGAGTCAAATCCGGAGACAGCCAAGACGATCCTTCAAGAACGTATTGACGCTGAGACGGACCCAAACCAGAAGCGGGCATTTCAAGACATCCTGACGATCGCCAATCAAGATGCCAATCAAGCAGCCAGGCTTGTGGAGTCGCTTGGGGCCGGCACGTTCGGCTCAGAATGGTACAAGGGCATCACAGATTTCAGGCAAGAGCGTGCCCGTTTAGCCAAAGAACCCGCAGCGCTTAAAGAGGCACAGGCAAAGGCTGATACAGCAGTCACCGAGTCACGGCTCAAGGTGCAAGAACTTCGTGCAAGACTTGAAGCAGAGCCTGACGTGGCAATTCAGAGGCAGTTGAAAAATGAGTTGACGCAAGCTGAAATTCAATTGAAGCAAGCCACAACTGCCGCAAGTGTTGGAGGAGAGGCAAGGGCGGCTGAACTACAGCCCTCAGTCCTGGCTAAAAACGTTGCTGATGCAACGGCTGCTGAAGCTGACGCAAAAAGGAGAGTTGCCGAGGCTGCAGACACACCAACTCGTCTGGCCGCAGAGCAAGATTTGCGTGTTGCTCAAACTGCCAAAGAAAATGCATTGACAGCTGCAAGTGTTGGCGGTGAAGCCAGAGCAGCGGCTCAGGCACCAGAAGCACTTAGAAGGCTGGTTGCAGATGCAGACAAAGCCATTGCCGATGCAAAAACAGCACAGGCCACAGCAGCCAACGCGGCAGAGACCGCAAAAGCAAACGCTGATCTTGCGAAGGCGCAGGCACAAAAAGCCGTTGTCGATGCAAAGTACGCAGAGCAGATCAAACTGCAAGAACTCAAGAAAAAAGCGGCTGATCTTGGCTTAACGCAAGCCCAGACTGGATCAGCGTTGGCGCAAACAAAAAAACTTGGCGTCGAAACTGCAAGAGCTGCGCTTGAGCTAGAGGCTTTGAAAGCAACAGGTGGAATTGATCCGGCCAAGGCATTTGAGCAGGAAGAAAAAATTCGCAGAGAGTTTCAAGCACGCACCAAAGTGTATAGTGAACTCGGCACGACATTTTCAAACCTGCAAGCATCGGCCCAAGCGAAGACCGGACCTGGTGACATTGCGTTGATTACTGGATTCATGAAGATGCTTGATCCAGGCTCTGTTGTGCGTGAGACTGAATTTGCGACAGCACGCGATACGGCTGGACTGTTTGATCGTCTTTCAAATCAAGCACAAAAACTGCAAAGCGGTCAGATTTTTGCGCTGGATTCAAAACAAAGACAAGAATACGTTAGCCTTGCAAAGCAGTATCTTGACGCGGCACAGAAGAAGGCCGCTGATGACAAGAAGGCGCTGGGCGTAGTTGTTAAAAACTACCGCCTAAATCCTGATAACGTGTTTGGTCCTGAGCCAGCATCTGCTGGCGGTGGTCGTGGATCGATTGTTCCGCCATCGATTGTTCCATCAGCAGCAAATAGCGTAACAGTTGGCGGTCAAACTTACACTCGTCCTGCAAATTTCACTGACGCACAGTGGAACGCATACAAACAATCTGTGGGGGCGCAATGAGTCCAGAAGAATGGCTTGCATCACAGACTAAGCGGGCTGCTACCCAATCGCCTGCGACGGCGGCATCTGTTCCAATGTCGCCAGAAGAATGGGCGGCATCTCAAGCAGCGCCATCACCAGCACAAACGACCATAAGCGGCCTTGCTAGTGCTGTCACCCGTGGCTTGGCTCTGCCTGCTGCTGGAGCGGCAGCAGGGGCAGCTATGGGCGCTCCGTTTGCTGGTGTCGGTGCTGTGCCTGGCGCAATCGCTGGGGCTGGCGCGGCCACCTTGGCCCAGGTCGTTGGTGACCCGATTGTCAGTACCATCAACAACCTGTTTGGCACGCAATACACCATGCCAACAGATGCTATGGCTGATCTGTTGACTCGCGTCGGTGTTCCTCAAGCAAGAACCCAAGCCGAAAAGATTGTCCAAGCCACTGCCGCTGGCGCAAGCGGTGCTGGAGGCATGGCGGCTGCTGGTCGTGCAATACAAACGGCCGCTGGGCAGGCCGCTCCTGTGACCCGCGAGGTTGGTCGCATGTTGGCAGCCCAGCCAGCGGCGCAGGTTGCTGGTGGTGCAGGAGCTGGCGCTGCTGGCCAAGTAGCCAAGGAAATGGGAGTCGGTCAAGTTGGGCAAATTGCAGCAAGCCTTGCGGGTGGTGTAGCTGGTGCAAAGATGGCCACGACCAGAATTCAGCCAACAGCGGCACAACTGCCCTCTGACATTGCAGATGCAGAACGTGCAGGCGTTACCCTTATGACCAGCGACGTGGTTCCTCCGCGTACTTTCGCATCGAAGTGGCTTCAAACGGTTGGAGAGCGCATTCCTGTTGCTGGTACTGGTGGAGTGCGTCAAACTCAACAAACCCAGCGCATCGAGGCTGTGCGCAATGTGTTGCGAGACTTCGGAGCTGATGATGCTGCCAGAGCATCAGACGATGTGATGAAGGACTTGGCCACTAAACGAGGCGCTGATCTTACAAAATACACTGGCGCAAAAACCGAAGTCATTGAACGTCTTGGACAAGCTGGCACAGTGCCGATGACCAATACGGTCAATGCCATCGACGAACAGATTGCGAAACTGCAAGGCTTAAAAACCCAAGAAGTCGCGCCAATCATTGACCGTTTAACAGATTGGAAAACGGCCATACAAGGTCAGAACTTGGTCAACGTTGAGACACTCCGAAAGCAGATCGGAGAGAGTTTTAAGGCTCCAGAACTGGCATCAGTTCGTGGCATTGGTGAGAAGGCATTGTCCAGCATCTACGGCCCGCTCAAGCGCGACATGGAGTCGTTTATCACTCAGGTCGGTGAACGTCGTGATGTGACAAAGTGGAAAGTGGCAGACAAACGACTGTCTGATCTTGCTGGCGAGCTTGACATGGGCACATTGAAATCAGTGCTCACACGAGGTGATGCCACACCAGAGGTCATTGGAAACATGCTTTTCAGCAAGAAACCCAGTGAAGTCAGGCAGCTTTATGCCAGCCTCACACCAGCAGGGCGTGAAAGCGCTAGAGCTGCAATTCTTGCTCGCGCAGCAGAAAAAGCAACCTCAGAAGTCGCAGAAGGAACTGTGATTTCTGCTGATAAATTTGCCAATGAAGTCAAACGTCTTGGCACATCCGTTGGCGTCTTTTTCAGTGGTGATGACCTCAAACAAATCGAAGGACTGACCAGGGTACTCAACATCACAAAACGAGCATCTGAGGCAGCAGCAGCACCGCCAACAGGCGTCCAAGCCGCAATCCCCGTCAGTGCTGCGGCACTGTCTAGCTACTTTGGTGGCGGCCTGCTAGGGTTCCTTGCAACGCTTGGAACTGCTGGCGGCATTGGAGTTGCTGCTCGCATCTATGAAGCAGCGCCAATTCGCAACCTGCTGATCAAAATACCACAGACCGTTGTAGGAAGTCCCGAGGAGGCTGCGTTGCTCAAGCGTTTGACATCTACCATCCAGCAGCAACAACAGGCACAATCCACCCAGGAGCAACAACAATGAGCGCACTCTCGATTCAACCACCGTACCCAGCATTTGCTGGCGCTGACGGCCTGCCGCTCGAGAACGGGTACATCTGGGTTGGCACGGTCAACCTTAACCCGCAGACCAACCCGATCAGCGTTTATTGGGACTCGGCTCTGACCATTGCAGCACCGCAGCCGATCCGCACGCTCAATGGCTATCCGGTCTACCAGGGCACGCCAGCACGCTTCTATGTTGGCAGCGACTACAGCATCCTGGTGCAAGACAGCAGAGGCACCCTGGTCTACAGCTCACTGAATGGGAATCTTGTTTCTGGCTCTGTGGCCACCAATGCAACTGGCAATGGCTCGCAGACCATCTTCCCGGTGTCTTCCACACCTTTTGCGATCTACATCAATGGCGTCTACCAAAACCAGAACACCTACACGGTGTCCGGTGGAAACGTGACGTTCTCTCAAGCGCCTCCGCTCACCTCGGTGATCGAATTCCTGTTCTAAGGAGAAAGCAATGCTCAAAACAGTTGGATTTCCATCAACACGCACTGGCGATCAGACCATCATCGATGGCAATCTCGTCATTGGCACAGCAGGCAAAGGCATCGACTTTTCTGCTACACCGGGCACAGGCACAAGCGAGTTGCTGAGTGATTATGAAGAAGGTGATTACACACCAACCGTAACTGCGGCTGCTGGAACAATTACGTCTTATACATTGTCAACAGCCAAATACACTAAAGTCGGCAGACTGGTTTTTGCAACTGTGCAATTAACAATTACAAACGCAGGTACAGGTGTTGGCGCTCTTTTAATAACAGTTCCTTTTGCTGCAAGTGGCTCTGCTTCTGGATCGGCTACTGAAACAGCGGTAGTCGGGGATGGAGGACGCACTCGAATTGCTAATACCGACAACACTATGTATTGCGCTTTTTATAACAACACGTCCATGATTGTAAATAACTACGTTATTACTGCTTCAATCACATATAGCGTGTGAGGAAAAATTATGTCTTTGACCAAAGTTTCTTACTCAATGATCAGCAACGCACCTATCAATGTGGCTGATTATGGCGCTGTGGGTGATGGCGTGACCGATGACACTGCTGCAATTCAAGCTGCGTTATCAGCGGGCAAATACGTTGTATTTGGCGATGCCTCTAAGGTCTACAAAGTAACGGCTACATTAAATCTTCAATCAGGGCAAGTGCTTGACTTTAATCGGGCTAAAGTGCAAATGTACACTGCTCAAACGCGCATGTTTAATGCTGTCGGACTAAACAATGTCATTATCCGAGGTGGTGTTTTTCAAGGCTATCGGACTGATTTTGTAAACTCGTCAACTTCGCTGGCGGTATGTATTTCTGTTGGTACTAACTCCACAAGAATTACAATTCAGGACAATTATTTTATTTGGTTTGCTTATTCTCCAGTTAGCACTGTGAGCTACGGTAAAGTGGGAACTTTTAGTTTCTTGGACAACGTAGTCACTGGCCCCGGTACGTCTGTATTGAGCGACCCAAGTTTTAGAAATTGCACAGGCATTACGATTGACGGGTCTTTAATTACCATTCAAGGCAACGTAATTGGAGATACTGCTCAAGGACTAATTGTTGCTGCCGATAGCACTGACGTTAACATTATAGGAAACACCATCGATACTATTCCAATTGAACATGGAATGTACATTGATGCGGGTGTTCGCAACATTACAGTTACAGGCAATGTGCTGAAAGCAATTGAACTTGACGGCATCAAGTTTCAACACAATGAGGCAAGTTCTTCGCAAGAACCGCAAAACATTGTTTGCTCTAACAATGTGTTGCTAGACATTGGTCAAGATGGTATTGCGATAAACAATACCACCGTAACGCCTATTGAATACTCAAATGCTGTCAGCATTACTGGTAATACACTTCGAGTAATTGGTCAAGATGGTATCAATGTCAGATATGCTAAAAATTCAACAATTGTCGGAAACAGCATTTTCACAACTGCGCGTTACGGAGTTGCCTGTGTGGAAGCTCCATCGTGTGTAATTGACGGTAATGTAATTTTGAATACTCAATCAAACGGCATTTACCACAACAATGGTGGAAATTTTGTTTCCATTACAGACAATGTAATCACAGCACCGGGTTTGTCAGGTGATCCCACCAACGGAAATAATTCTGGCATTTTGTTTGCTGGCGGCACTGGTGTCGGGCGCGTTATTGAGGGCAATTATGTGTATGGAGACGAAATAAAAACTCAATACGCTTTGTATTACGCAGGCGGTGATCAAACTCAAACCCGAATTTCTGGCAACACGTTTGTCAACACTTATGACTACGCTGTTCGGCTACAAGCACAAGCGTTGCAGTATTGGGGCGAAAACTACCTCAAAAGTTTTTCTGGTGAAAGATCGGCCACCGGACTGGTGACTGCCACATTGACCCGTGGCAACCCAGATACATATTTTGCATCTGCTGCGCCAACAACAGGCGCGTGGTCCCAAGGTTCAATTGTGTACAACAACGCTCCATCTGCTGGAGGTACTATTGGTTTTGTATGTACCACCTCTGGTACTCCCGGCACTTGGAAAACATTTGGGGCAATAGCCCCATAACCGTACTGGTGCGGCCCACCAGCCTTAATGCCTGACTGGATGGTCAGGCTGGAAACAAGGAAATGATATGTTGGAAAAAGTTCAAATTGTTGACCGAATCGAAGTGGTCGAATCAGGTGTTGTGCAAGTGCGCACCAAGATCGCCATTTTGGAAGATGGTAAGCAGATCAGCGGCAACTTCCACCGCCATGTCGTTGCCCCAGGCGACGATTACGCTGGCGAGGATGCTCGCGTGCAGGCCATCTGCGCTGCCACCCACACCGCTGGCGTGATCGCAGCGTACAAAGCAGCCACTGCTGCACAAGGAGTCTGACATGGCTGGCAATTCACAAATCGCATTTGCACCCTTTGGCAAGACCGTAGTCGTCGCAGCCACGACATCAGCTCCTACTGGCATCCAAGCGCCTGTCTATGAGAAGTTCGA